TCATAGCATTTGAAAACTCAAAGAACTTATCTCCATTAAATATCTGTTGCTGTGAATTATCGTTAGTTCTTCTTCCTCGTTTCATTTCAAAGTTAGCCCAATGATTAGCAACATTAATAGATATTCTACTTGTTGTCATAGTTTCATTAATATTATAACCAGATATATAACCCAAGAAGATTACATAAGGATTAGAAACTAATGCTCCAGCGTCAGTTAAATATGCTCTAAATATTTTTACTGGTCTATGAATATGGTCATTATTAAAAAATAAACTTATAAATGTTTGACTCGCACCCTCAATAGAAAAATTAACAGAACTTGTTACTACTTTATTGGCTTCTGTTATTGATGGTATCTGTAATAGATCAGCACCAGCAGTATATGTATTGCTATCGTAAGTAATATCATAATACGCTGTTGTTCTATAATAAATCGTACTACCAATGGTAAACTGAATTAAATGTATCTGGTCTAAATGATCTGTTGCTAATTCAGTCTTTAGGTCAGAGTGTAAACCTCTAGCCATTATATAACCTCAATAAAGTCTAATTCGTATCTAAAAAAAGCGTCTTGTCCTATTTGAAACTCTTGAGCATCATTTTTCAATGCAACTGTAAATGGAACGCTGTCATAAGTAACTGCTTCATTATCAGCTAGTGCAGTTGTTAATGGTGGCTCTATTGTTACTGTTGCCGCATTACTCGATGACGTTACATCAGATACGACCATATAAACTTTATCGTGTGAAGCAAACTTAATAAAATCACCAGCTTTGAATCGACCAGCACCATCACCAGCAAATCCATCCATAGCAATAGTTGTATCAGCAACAGCGTGTACTCCATTCACTAATACTGATCCTGTTTCAGTTCCTAATGAGTCATCAATAATTGGTGGTGTATATGTAAATGATTCTTTACGCCCTCTTTGTGAATTGATAAAAGCAAATATTGGAGCAAAGTTTGCTCTAGTCATAATAGGAAAAGATACTGTCATTTCCCATCTTTGATTTTGTAATTGTCTAGCTTGTCTACGACCACTAATAGATGTAGATACAATCGTTGTTTGATTGTTTCTAATATTAATAGCGTTAGCAATCGGTGTTGTTGGAAATGCACCACTCATACTAGAGCCGCCTGTCCTTTATTATTTAAAGCAGTATTAATCATATTTACTATTTGTCCTCGTCTTGTATCTAGTAAAGCACCGAATGATTGTGCATCAACTGTTGTTATATTAAAGTTTACTGTTGCACCACCGCCACCAAGTTGATGATTAGGTGTAACTGTTCCAGCAGTAGCTGGTGTAAATAATTCTGGCCCTCTTTCTCCAACTAAAAATGGCGATCCAGCTTGTCTAGCTCCACCAAATTGCGCTGGTGGTTGTTGCGCTCTAATATTGGCAACTTGAGCTAATCCTGTTGCTACTGTTAAAGCGGCAATACCAAAACTAAATGGAGCTGGGTAATCTTTTAACGCACTAGCCGCACCAGCATAAGTACTCATTATTGCTTCACCTATTGCTAATGCTTGTTTAACTCTAAACATTTTTTTAGATCGCTTAGAACCTTCATCAGCTAATGTTTTCATTGATTTAAACAAAGCTTGCTCTGATTCTTTTTTAGTTTTTAGCTGTTTTGTTTCTGTTTCGTGTGCATCTTTTGAAGCTTGTTTCTGATCTAAAAATCCTTGTTTAACATTTTGTTGTGCAAATGTTAATGCTTCAATACTAGAAACAGTATTATTAGTTGCTTCACTAACGTTATTTGTCGCATCTACTATTGAATTTAAACTTTCTAAATATTCTCCACTTTGTCTAATGCTAGTTGCTATTGCGGGTTGTAATAAACTATTAAATACTTCAGTTAAATCTTGTTGGTTGCCTGTAAAAAGTTCCATAAGTAGATTCATTCTACCTTGTGCTGTACTTAATTCTAGAAGTGTTGAAAGGTAACCACCTGTTTTATTATCTAATAAGTCTGTTGCTCTTGACATTAAAGCAAATCCCGCAACTATCAGCTCAACAGATTCAACTGTTTCTTTTAATGAAAAAGCTAATCCTTCTCCAATATTTTTACCAAATTTTAAAATACTTTCTTCGTTTTCTGCTAAAAAAGTATCAAGATCACCAAATTGTTTTTTCAATTCAGCAAAAAATGCTTCATTTATTGCTAATTTAAAAGCAAGAAACTTGTCACCGATCATTGACAATGTTCCTTCAAGAGTATTTGCTAATTCTTTTGTAGTATTTGCAAATTCACCATCACCAGCAAATACTCTAGCAAATGCCTCTCTTGTTTCTTCTACTGATATTTTTGCTCCAGCAGAAAAACCGAGCATATCTCTAACACCTTTTTCTCTAAAGATGTCAGCACTTGCAATACCACCAGCAAATGCTCTTTGAATTTGACTAGCAGTTGTTTGAAAATCTAATCCTGTTGCACCAGCAACATTACCAGTAATTTCTAATATTTTATTTAATTCTTTTGCGTCTTTAGCGACAACTGCAAGATTACCAGAAGCTGACGCAATATCACCTAAACTGAATGGAACTTTAGATGCAAAACTGGATAAAGTGTCAAATGCTTTTGCTCCTTCTTCAGCACTACCAAATAAAAGTTTAAATCTAATTTGTAAACTTTCCATTTCCTTGCCAAGATTGACAAGGCTATTTAATGCCCTTCCAGCACCAATAGAAGCCAAAGCGGCACTTGCCGCTAATGCAAATGTTTTTAAGCTACCTAATCCTTTTTTAGATGATGCAATAGCCTGTTTTGTTTTATCTCTTGCTACTATATCTATTTTTACTTGTTTAGCCATTTATCTCCTAGCTCTTGATCTCATTTTGGCAACATTCATTTGATGTTGCTCGTCTTTGCGTTTCTGTTCTAAAAATATTATCCAAGTCATAAACTCCTCAACTGAGAACTCCATAACTTTATGAATAGGTAATTTCAAATAATCAGCCAACTGAACTATCGTATGATAATCGTGATCGGTTGTTATTTTTTTTTAATGTCTTTTTTTGTAGGTGTTTGCATTAACCAAGTTGCCGCTTCAGATAATACATCTGGATCAGCTTTTTTCATTAATGCCATTTTATGTTCTAATGTAAATAAATTCTTACCTTGTTCGTCTAAGGCAAGTTCAATCAATGCGTATGCCAAACCCTCGATTGCATCAAGCTCCATCTTTTTAAATAATCTACCTTTCTTTTCAAGATTGATAGGTTCTTTATAAAAAGTTAAATCCCATTCTTCGAAGTATCTGCTTTCGCCTTTACTTAATGAATTATAATGGTCTTTGATTTTGTCGATTGCTGACATACGCTTTTTTTATCTTAATTTAATAAGATTGTCAAATTATATTGTAGTTCTAGTAATTCCACCAGTTCCTTGAACAGATATAGATAATCTAATCAAATCATCCATAGTTACTGATACTGAGTTTCCAGTTACAATAGCTGTTCCTGTATAGTAATAATCACCACTATCTGCTCCCTCTGGGTGTAGATGTAGGCTTACTGATTGACCTTCGTTTAAAGCTACCTGTCCGTTTGTGTCTGTTTCATCCCAAGCACATTCAATAGTTGCTGTAAATGTAACTCTACTAGCTTCAAATGATTTTGCTGAATCAGATAATTGTGTTGACTCGATTACATCTGCTGTTGTTTCTAGTGTGAAAGCTGTTACTTCTGCAACTGTGTTACTTCCAACTTTAACTAGTCCAGCCGATCCTGTATGTACTGCCATTATTCTTCTCCTTCTTCTGTATTAAAAGATTTTGGTTTAGTTGATTTCTTTTTGGGTTTTGCAGATCCATCTGACCAGCCTTGCTTGACCATTTGTTCTACTTGGTGATCCCAAACCTCAATAGTGTCTCCATTTTTATTTTGAAGTTTTTTTCTTTTTGCCATAAGTTCTCCCTGTCGGCTTCTTAGCTTCTGGGTTGTTATGTTTATGTGTCCACCCATCATCTAGAAATTTATTAGGATTATCTGTTAAAACAGTAATCCCATTTTTAATTAAATATACTTTATCACTCATATTATGGTGTTCCTTGCGTGAAGTTATAGAAGCATCTTATAGTGATGATAGCACCACCATAAGGAAATATA